CGATATTCGCAATAGTGGCTACTCCACCATCAGCCTGCGTCTGATCCCCCCCGAAGTCAATGTAGCCGACAATCGGGTCCGCAGTCGGTGTGGTGGGTGTGTCATCGAAAATGATTGCCCCTGGTGTGGGACCAATGGGGCCTCCAGAGGCCGTCCAACTTACATTCGACCACGTGACATTTGTGCGGTCATCCGTATCGTCCTGAGTGACTGCCACCCCTGCGAGCGTCTTGTTATTGACTGTATATCCATTGGCCGTTGGAAGTTCCGATCCTGAAACATCCGCATACCCCGCATGGGTGTCCTTATTGAACGTAAACCCGGACGCCATGAGGATGATCTTGAACGAGTCCGCCGAGAAGTCAATCTTCTTGAGCGACAACATGTACTTGATTTTATTTGCGACGGTTGCAGCCATTCACTCCTCCTTGATCCGTTAGACCGGCATCGGCCAGACCGGGGATGTCCCGCACCGCGTAGACTGCGAGTGTGATGTACCCCCTGTTGGCTGCACCAGTACCCATTGTTGACCATTACCCGTATAATCATACTTTCCGAAGCTCAAGTAGGCGGGGTCGACTTGTTCAAGTAGTTCCGTTTTCCCTGTAGGCACTCGTAACCCGTTAAGTCTCGCAATCCCCACGCCGTTATTTTCCGCAATCACTGCCGTCGTATCGTCAATGCGAGCCAGACAAGGATAGATCGGGCCTCCTGATCCGGGAGAGTATGTAACCGCGTCCAGCACCGCCAGTGTGGCAAGATCGAGAGCATACAGAGCTGAGTTGCTAATATAGGGGATGGAGGTCACAATCAGTCGCCCGTCAATCACCACGAGGTCACCGTTGCCGACGCCAGAATCAACCTTTCCATACGACAGAATACCGCTATCCGCAACCTGCACCAAGTCAGAGGCACGAAAGGCCAACACCCGCGCATTTGTGATCCCCACTAACACATAAATACGGTCTCCATACCCAATAATCTTCCCCGCGAACAGCAGGTTCGTAGAGGCCACAATCGCCAAAGTTGAGGGATCAATCTTCCGCAGGGCTTGTAAATTCACGGACTGCCCAATCGACAGGTACAAATAACCGTTATGATAGATCGCAGACACATTGCCACTGTAGGTTGGATTTCGTGGATCTACTCCCCATGCCGTAATGGGACTATCACACACATCATCATTGATCCGTGTCCAGAAGATTGACCATGACGCTCCGGTGACGGGTTTGTAGGCGTTATTCCAAGAGAAGTTCGTCCCATGTAAGAGATACAAGTGTCCATCGGTGCCGGTAATCACGGTGCCGTAGACGCCACGGGCTTCCCTCGTAAGGGTCTGACTCAATCGAATAATGCGTCCATGGGTTGACGCCCCTACGATGAAATACTTACGCGATTCCGCGACATAGAGGATCGTGGTATGCTGGGTCATTGATGGAAGATCATCTGTGAGGAGTACGGTGTGATCGGCCACCAGCGACAAGGGTGGGGCGGTGCTGACCTCTCGAATCACGGCTGTCGCCCCCACTCCAGCCACAGTAATAAGGTTACCGTTGTAGAGCGCCAACCCATTTGCGTCGATCGGTGAGTCATACGATCCGACCCAATGCAACGCCTGCCCATCATAGTAGGTGGCCCATATCTCTGTCCCAGTAGTCGTCAACCCGTAGAGATTCGCTGGCGCACTTGGGACACTTTCACTCTTCGGCCAATATCCGCATGGCTCATGGTCACCATCTGGAGCTTGGGCCATCGTCCGCGAGGGTGGCACAGGACTCCCGGTCCACCGTGGGTTATTGACGTAGCCGCATTTCTCGCCCTGCTTCTCGAATGGCCATGGGCCTGCGCCCTTGGTGGCCTTCCAGTCAGCCATTACGTGAGACTCCCCGCCGTGAGTCCACCCACGATGATCTGGCCGCCGAAGTTGAACAGGGCTTCACCTACAGGAAGATCGCCTCTGACCGCATAAACCTTATCCCCAGCCCGCCGTTCCACCGTCACTACTCCGTTCGTGAGGAGCAGTTGGTCGTAGAAATCCACGACGCTCCATGGGTTCCCGGCTGTTGTCGTCAACTTGAGACTCAGGGCGCTATTGACCCACTCATAGATTTTCGTCTGACCACACACAAGAATGAGGTTAGAGAGCAGGAAGATTTGTGGGTACGGAAACCCATCTGTGATGGCAGACGTGGAGATCGCCGTCAGTGCCGTGATTCCCTGAAGACTGCCGTGATACCCGATCGCGCCGTCGCACTGAACAAGGAAACCCGAATTTCTGGGATTCTCCGCCACCGGGCGTAGTCCGCGCCGTAATTCCTCGCTTGTGATCTGAAGGGAGAATGTCCCATCTCGATCAACATTGAGCATTACAAGGCTCCATGAGGTCCGTGAGGATCACGTTCTACCGAAATAGACAGCCCCGGCAAGTGTCTATCGGGACGCTTCACGGTGGTCATATCTACTCCAGCCTGTATGGCAATCCGCTCCTGAATTAGTGGCACTGCCTTCTTCAATAAGTCCTCGTACTTCGCCAGTGGAGTCTGTCCCTCTAATTGTTCTACGACCGACTGCACGATGGACTTATGTTTAGTGAAGTCGGGGTGCTCGCCGTAGAACTTCTTATTGATACTCAAGAGACTGGCATGTTGCGCCATCAACGCCCCGATGGTCTCCGGCATCGCCAAGTACGCCTTTTCGACCTGCTCACAAATCGCAGCATGGAGGATCGGGCCGATCTTAGCAATCACCGCATCAATGATCTCTTGGTGCTCTTCTGGAATCATCGGCTACTTCTCACTTTTGCCCTGTAATGCCTGTAACTTTAGCGCCGCAAATTCCATCTCGCGCTGAATCCCCTGGCCGAGGCCGGATAGCACATTATTGAGCGTCTGAACCTGTTTCTGACACGCTACCAGTTCAGGGGATGGAGGGATTTCTTTTGGCTGTTTGGGTTCTTCGGCGTAGACATCTACAACGTAAGCTAACAATCCTGCGACTATTATTCCAATCATCAATCGCTGCATACTTTTCTCCATATGGTTACTTCTTCAAAAGTTGTTGAATCTGCTTTGCCGTGAGCCCTTGTACTTGCTGCTGCACGTCCGGTGGCAACGAATCGAACGTAGCGCGTAATTGCTGAAGCTGTTTCTCACGGTAGTTACCCAGGTAACTCTCTAGTACATCCTGAAATCGCTTACCAACATACTGGTCAACGGTCAGTGCGACTTGTGATGGAGTGGCCTTCGCTCGGTCCGCGTTCACCGTAGCGACAACATCTGCTAGAGCCGCATCCTGCTCAGGGGTCGTGGTGATGGTGAAGGTGGCGGCCTCAACAGTCGAGGCCAATAGAACGAGTCCAAGAGTTGCTATGAGTCGTGTCATGAGTCCTCCTTAGCTTGTGGCTGGGGTGACATCTTCATACCAACACGTCACCCTCACCCGTCCACTGTTATCCGCTGGCGTCAGGTTCGGCGTGATGCGAATCGTCTGCGCTGCGCCATTCCGGTAGGGCGTATTATTGATCCCCTTATCAGTCGTCCCTGCTGCCGTACTCACCCCACCCGCTACGTCGAACTGTGTCCCGGAGGTCGTACCAGTCACCGTAAATGTAGCTGCTGTGGGAATGACTGTCGTGACCCGTACAGAACAGGACTTGACAATGGTATTGAGAGGAATCTGGATCGCGGTATCGGTGGTAGCGGCTGCGGCGATGGTCGTCAGTTCGGTGACGTAGTGGGTATTTAATTGCTGGCCGTTTGTAAGTGTCAGTCCTAGTCGTGCCGTGGATGTTACTGGCCCGATACTTAGACCATTAGTAGATAAACTTTGTAACACAGTGTTACCAACCTGAGTGACAACAGGGAAGTTATCGACACTGTAGAATGTGAGCCCGCTACTGGTACTACCATTTATCCAACTATCAGTCCCAATATATATCTTATCGACACCACCTCGTTGAAAGATGAGACTAGAACCTCTCGAAGAATTCGTTCCACCATTGATTTTAACTACCGTATTATTGGTCGCAACTCCAGCACCGAAGGCGAAATCTCTTGCCACCCCCGTTCCCGCTGCCTCACTTGCCAACGTAATCGGACCACCAGAGGGCGCGGAGATGGACAGGCGCGAGTAGTTCGAGGCGTCGGTGTAAGTTTCGTAGATCTTGACGGTTTGCGCGTTGGTGCCATTAAGAATACTCAGCGTGTTGCCGCCAGTAATGCCTCCACTGAAGGTCTGAAGGGCGGACCAGGTGTTCGCTGTGCCAAGTAGATTAAACCACGTCGGCGCTCCCGTGCCACCAGACTGTGCGAAGTAACCGGATGTACCGGCAGCTTGGATCGCAAGCGCGGAGGCGGTTGAGTAGACCAAACCACCAGCGGCAGGCGTTAAGTTGGCATTAGAACCACCATTAGCGAGCGGCAGAATCCCACTGACCTCGGTTGTAAGACTGACACAGGCAGTACAGGATAGATCGGACGCCGCTCCCCCATAGAGGAATCCCGCCCATGCGGAAGTCTCCAGAAGACTCCACAGAAGACCTACAAGGAGCGGGATTACGAAACGTTGCGTCCTCATTAGCTCCCCTCCGTGACTAGCAACGACTTCGTACCAGTGCTGCCGTGGATACAGTTCACGGCCCCTGTGGGATACTTGTTATCGAGGAGGAGATTGCCACCATTGGCGTAGAGCCGAATTCCCGCTCCGGTCGTCGCCGTCGCACCGATCGCGCAGTCGATGTTAGTATCACTAATGTTCTCCAAGAGAATGAACCTGCGGTTTGATTTCTCGGCCAAGGTCACCGTCGATGTTGCCGCCACGGCCACTGTGGTTTGCGTCACCGTACCCATCGCTTCGTAATCCGTGGGAATCCAGGCCCAGGCGGGTGATACCAGCAGGAGTACACACCCAAGACCTACTAGTAGTCGTCTCACCGATCTCCTCCTTATCCGGTCTGAATAATCCAGAGCCCGCGTGTCTCATAGGTGACTGCCGCATCGAATGTCACGATACGGGCCAAGCGTTTCACGTTATTGGTCTTGAGTGCCGCTTTGCTGTCGTCGGCCTTCTTCACCACCGTCGCATCCCGATCCCCAAATCCAGACATGAGATGTTTCGCCAGGTTCGTTGAGAGCGCATACTCGTACTCCGGGGGAAGCGCCACCGTCTCGCTTGTGGCTGCAAACGGAGCCAGTGAGGTCAGGGAGTATAGAGTGAGTGAGTACGCCTGGTCGGGAGTTGGATAGAGCCACAACGTTGCCAGAGCTGAGGCATAGTCCGCATCGTAGAAAAGTTCAATGGGGCGGCCTTGTGTGACCTTATCCGTATAGGCTTGATAACGGAGGACCGAGTTCTCGACTTTCAGCGGATAGTCGGTTCCGTTGAGGCTGAGTTTCGCGGCGGTGATCTCGACGGGACGCCGGTTATTGATGTCGCCACTCGCCCCGATCGTATACGTAGCATCCCCTACCGTGAGCGTCTTTGGAGTGGAGGTCGTCAAGACATGCAGGTTCAGCCCCTCGACCGCCCAATACTGAAGCATCGCATTCAACTCCGCCAGCATTTGTGTGTCCCATTCAGTCGGATACGCGGCCCCAATATCGATCTTGCCGAGTTGGATCAGGGCGGATGTGATGAGATCACTGACCTTCATAACAGCCTCCAGGTTGCCGCATCAGGAACTGGTGTAAATTCCCACCGTATGCCTTCCGCCCTACGTGCTGAAAATCTACATCTGGATACACCCACAGCCGTCCACCCATATCACGCCATCGCTGGCAGAACGCATAGTCCTCTGTTGTCCATCGCTGCCGTTCAGGATCAATGCCCATGTGAAAAAAGTCCCATGCCTCTCGAAGGGTCCCGTCACCCATTGTTTCTACCACGCTGTCGGCATAGCGAAGGTAGGGATAGGCTTTCATCATTTGCTCAAGGGCGCTGCGCTTGATCCGCATAAATCCGGTGGGCAGGAAGTCCGCCTCTACGAGTCCATCACGCCCAATGGGAACACCGTCCTGGGTCTGCATCACGACCGGCCACCCCCCACTATCGCGTTTAAGTGGGTAAATACCAGCGACAATCTCCTCTGGACGATTCAGCATCAGCAGTACCGCTGTCACGTCAAACCCTACATCCGCGTCAATGAAGAATAAGTCAGTAGCTTCCGGGTCACGCAGAAACATCGCAGCCAGTGTGTTACGCGCTGTTGGAAGGTATGGACAGTCCGCAACTACTAGCACGTCACTCTCAATCTTGGCCTCAAACAAAAGTCGTTGGGCCGCCATCAGGCTCAGCGTACATTCCGAGCGGATTGATCCGTCTATCGTTGGAATGGCGAACGCGACTTTCATACAATACCCTGGAAGAAGGGGCGAGCCATCGCCCGCCCCTCCCCCAAGACCTCTCTACGCAGCGACAACGCCAAAGGCGATCAGTTTCAATCGTAGATCGTTTGCCAGAGCCTGTGTGGTTGCGGCATCTGTCCCAGCCGCAGCGATGGTTGCTTGGACAACAGTTGTCACACCATAGACGCTGATTTTCTCGGAGGCTGACTGCCCAAATGTGGTCCCATCGTCATTACCTTTTGTCAACTGCTCAACAGCCATGTAGTCTATCTCCTTTCACCTATCAAGAGGCTCACCCACGTACACGACATGCCCACTCCGGGCGAATAGTCTTATACCCGAAGAGGACATCAATACGGCACGGGAACTTATCGTTCACGATGTCAAACTGGCGCACGATCCGTAGTGAGATACCGTCGTAGACTTCACGTGCAGCCCAATCCACGCCCTTCGGCATTTCCAAGTCGGCGGTCACGAAGGTAAAGGCGTCCTTGTGGTAGCAGAGGGGCTGCGTAAGGACCGCAGAGGCATCACCTGATCCACCAGTTGCTTCAAACACGACCGCCTTGCCAGCCCCAGCACTGACAATCTCACAGTTCTGTTTGGCCCCAGAGGTAATAGGGGTAGGACTGACCGCCACGGTCAGAGCGCCGCCAGAGGCGGTGCCGTCAGCAGTGGCCACCCACTGCTTGAGGCGGTTATATCGCTGTTTGGTTTCGGGGTTTACCGCCCAGACATTGGCCACGGTGAATACATCACCCTTCTTGACGGTCGAGGTCGAGTCGAGGGCCGTAATCGCAATAGTGGCGGTCCCGCTGGTGATCCCGGACGACGTATTCACTACTGGTGTGGTATCATCACGGTTGCCGTTGGTGTGACTGGGAACCATATTCGATTCCCACCACTTCAAGCCGGCTGCCTGCCCAATGTAGCCGTCCGCGAAGGCACGCTCTAGCTCACTGGCTTTGTGGAAGTAGGTGCCGACCGCGTTCACCAGTGGAGCCATCGTCGAAGAGTTAAGAAGAAAGTGACGATCACTTTCCGGAGCCAGATTTTCACTCACTCGCGCATTGGCCCGCAGCACATCAAGCATCGAATCCGGTTCAGCATCAGGGTCACCAGTGAGGCTGAAGACGTCCTTATAGACGTTTGACAAAACAGTGTATTCCACATCAGCGGCCAGTCGGGACATCGCAGGGTCAATAATGCGCTGCGTAAAATCATCCAAAGACAGGGTGAGTTCGACGGAACTGAAATTGACATCGACGCCCTTTTGCGTCGCCAGGGTGAGGGTCTGGGATGTCTCTGACACATCCTGAGTGTCCATGACCGCGCCGGTACGGACGGTGAACTGATTGGGTTCACGAATCAACAGTGAACCCCCATTCTTCGCTCCCGATGTAGCGAATCGTGAATCGTACTCCCGGTTGATGGTTTTGATAAACTTGAGTTTGTTATGGAGGACCGCCAGAGCTTTCCTGGTGACCTCCGTAGGCGTGAGAATTGTTTGAGCCATGGAATCTTATCCTCCTAGAATGGCTTAGCCTTGAGACGTTCAATCCGCTGTTGCTTCTCATGGGCCATCCATTCCTCTGTGGTCATCTTGTTGGGATCTTTGACGGCTGGCGCACTGCCGGTCAGCGGTGTAATAGGCTCTGGGGCCGACGAGACCGTCTTGGGTTGTACGGCAAACCGTCCTTCGAGCTTGATAATCTCTCTCGCGGCAACCACTGGAGAGAGTGCATTGAGTTTCAAGGCCTCCTGTGGGTTGGTTCCCAAGAAGTAGGCAATCTCCGCACCCTGCGGACTGTGTAAGAGCATTTCCTGAGTCATCGGAGAAAACAGGGGTTGCGCGATCACCTCGTCGAAATCCTCATACTTGGCCCGTGCCGCCTGGATTTGGGGTTCAAAATTGCGCGAGAGTTCCGCGATTTGCTGCTGCTGTTGTTGGGTGACGGCTTCACGACGAGCCTCGATCTGCTGTTGACGAACTTCATGCCGCGCCAACGCCTTCAGATACTGGCCGTAATCTGTGAAATCGCCTTCCTGTGGTTCTTGCTCAGGAGCTGATGCCGTGTGTGGCTCAGTCGGACGGGTGGTGGTCTCCAGTTTGCGCTCAAGATCATGAATCTTGCGCGTCATCTGGTCAATGCGTCGCTGGAACCGGGTCTGCTTTGGCTCCTCAGTAGGTGCGGACTCTCCTTCAGTCGCGGGTGCTCCTGTAATTGGCGCGACCTCTGGTTCAGGGGTAGGAGTCGATTCGACAACGGGTTCCGTTGTGGTGTCTGGCGTCTGTTCGACGATTACATCAGCCATTGAAGCCTCCTTGTGGCGAGCCGGGTATCATCCCGGACATCGGGGGTGGCGCACCGTTAGACGATGCGGATTTCAGGGGTGGCGATTGAGCCATCATCTGCTCTTTCGCGGCGCGAATGGCGGCGGCAATCTCTTCCGCACCGGGCCAATCGCTGTATTTGAACACGTATTCCAAGATCACCGGGGCCATCGACGGCGCGTACTGGAGGGCCTGCAACATCCCTTGTGTAGCCTCCTCACGGCGCGTCTGGTAGGTCCGCATACTGGCCTCGATGTCATATTTGCCGACGCTGAGATCGTTCAGAAGTCGCGTCTCCCCAGTCGCGGGGTCGAACATCGGCGTATTGATCGGGATGAACTGTTCCTGGCCATCGACGCCCCGGATTCTGGCGATACGGGCAGTATCGTAGAGCTTTGGGATGAGGTCAATGAGCTGCCTGCCAGTCTGGATGATCGCGAGTCGAAGATGCTCATAGAAATGCTCGGTGCCACGATCGCTGCGGGACTGCCGGGCTCGAATCGCCACCCCTGAGCGTTCATTTGACACATCACCGAGGCCCGGTTCGAAGATCCCGATCACGTCTTTAATGTCCTGATCGGCTAGTTTCAACATCGTCATCGCGCCGGTCGGCACTTCCGGGGCCCGTACACGGCTCGGCACTCGGCCACCCGCCTGATTGAAGAGCAAATAGGTCCGATTTTCGAGGTTGGCGTCGTTCCACATCTGTTCAAACCCCTGGATTTCCTGTGGCGTCATCAGAAATGGCGCTTTCGGGGCCAGCGCAATGGTCTCCGTCATCGCGGAGAGCCAGTAATTGAACATCCGCTGGGGGTCTTTCGCGTCCCTCACGAGGGAACGCTTGTAGAGTCGCCCGTTCACCTCCTGGTGATCGCCACAGACCTCGATGATGGGGATGTCCTGGCCGGGCCAGTCGTTCGTATCGAGCACTTCCGCACCCGTCACCGTGGCCCACTTCACCACGGAAGTGGTTTCCTCACGGGTGCGGAGGATTTCCAGGCCTTGTTCCTGCAACGCCTTCTTCGTGAGACCGTCAGACAATGAAACCACCTGCGTCCGCCCCGTCAGAGTATTCCGCACCTGCGCCAGTGTGACCGTCGTCGGTTCTTTCCAGAAGTATTCCGCCACGATGGGCCGTTCACCCTCACACCACTGGAGCGCGGTATCTCCCATGCCCTGATTTGAGAAGTCCACAAGGGCTGCCTGGGGGTATTTCCGCTCAAATTCCACCTTCGTCATCGTTTTGCGGATAAATCCATACTCGCGGTCAGGATCAAGATATACAGAGAACGGGTTCTGGATGGCGTCAAGATACACTTCTTGCTCGAACGTCCCTGGAATGTAGCGAGTCAGGAGACGCCAAAACCCGAATCCCATGGCGACCGCATGTTCCGTGGCCCTCGCATAGACGGCCTCCGCGGTGGACTGATACTCGATATTGCGGATCAAGTCCTCTAAGACCTTCGCCACAGTGGGATCACTTTGGTCATCGACCGGCGTGACGCCAATCGCCGGGCGCGTCGAGATAATCTGATTCGCCACCACAGAAACGAACTTGCGGAGTTTATTGCTGGTGAGCATCGGGCGGTTCTTGCGGTCTTTCTGGACTTCTGGGGGCCATTGGCCGTTGCCGATGTTGTAGACAAACTCCAGGTCTTGCAGGGCCTCGGCGCGAATCTCTGACTCTGCGCCACAACGGACGCGAAACCGCTCCAAGGCGGTATGGAGGATCTCTTCCTGTTGGGGTTTCGTTACGCTCTGAGCCATGCCTGGGGTCCGTAGTCACGAAGAGGGGCCGTCATGGCCGCACGGGTTGTCCGTGAGAGGAAGGTCGGCGCACGATAGTACGTCATCGCCAGCGCATCGGCTTCATCGGGGCTATGTCCGATCTCTTTTTTCAACTTTTTCTTCTCCACGATTTTCATCTTTGAACCCACATATTCGCAGCGGATCGCACCGAGCTGATCGATCAAGTCCCGGTCGTTGGGAATCGAAATCTGTCCGCGCTCAAACGCCTCACGGAGCCGATCATACATCTCGGCCCGCTTGTTCGCGTATTTATCGGGATTGTCGGCGGTCCTCCGCGCATCAGCGGCCTGGATGATGGCTCCCTTCTGTTGGCGCACATTCCCTTCGACCGCCCAGCCAATCCCGATGGTGTCGATGTACACGGTATCCGGTCGATCCCCGTCGATGTCGTTGCCGACCCACGCCGTGAGGACGTTCGAGTCCGGCGTCGTAAGACGCTTCAACGGGAATACCTCACCCCCACGTCGGGTCACAATGATACTCTTATCCCCTCCTGCCCCACAGTCCACGCCTTTGACCAACGGCAACGTCTCGTGGCCTTCAATCTCCCGGTCTACGGCGTCCTCGATCCAGTCCCACGGAATGAGGGTGTGGGTGTCCATGAGTGGTGGCAGTCCCAACACCCGAATGCGATAGGGGTTCGAGTCCCGGCCATAATCCTCCAACATCCGCTGATGGAGTTCCCGATTACCAATCTCCGACTCCTCAGCGTTCCAGCGATGCGTGATCCAGCGATGGGCGCGGGTTTCCTGGCTGTCGATGGCATACCCCTTGGAGCGCGTGGGGTTGAAGATCATCACCATGAAATTGACCATCTGCGTCAACGTGCCTTCAAGACTCTGGAAAATCGCATCGTTGACGCCAGAGGCTTCGTCCACCACCACCATGACATAATCCTCGTGGGCGCCGGCCACCCCTTCGGGTTCCAGTTCCGTGCTGTTGGGGTTCGCAGTCTTAGTGTAGGCGAACCATCGCTTTCCCACAATCTCCGGTTCCAGCATCGTGTAAAACAGTTTTCCACTCTGGAGCTTCAGGAATGGCGCAAGATAACTGGTGGGCAGCCACTTCGCCAACTCCGACCACAACACCTTTTCCAACTGATCACTAGAGACCGACGTACACGGCACCTTACAGTAGGGATGCGCCCACACAAACCAGAGCAGAAGCCACGAGACCAGCGTATCCTTCCCGATGCCTTTTCCAGCCATGATCGAGACACCGATTTTCTTGGCCAGTTCTCGCTGTTCTTCTGTGGCCTCGCCACGATGCACCGCGAGTTTCGCGCCAATCAGTTCCCGTACTGACCGAATCGCCTCCCGCTGTTGTGTGGTCATCACGACCTGCTGCTTCGTGGCGGCATTGTAGGGATCGAGAATGGCTTGCTGGATACAGACTTCGGGATCGAGACGCCAGCGACGGAACAGATCCACTTCCGTCATCACGGCCTGGGGAGCATCTGGGCGCATATCGGCCCTGGCTTGACGCTTCCTGGTGCGAGGTGGAGCCATCGCTACCATGTGGCCTCACAAGACCCAATTTCTAAGAATCGGAGTAAATCAACGAAAATCGAAGCTGTGAGAGATGCGTCGTGCTGCGGGAGAAATTCGCGATGAAAATAGGTCGCTAGAGTCGAAAGCTTTTTAACGGTACTAGTAATGGGGGTTTCCCCCCCTATTCCCCCCGTATTAAAAGCTTTTATATATAGCAAGTACTGTGCCAATGCTTGTGAAATCATTTCATAAGGGGATATGGTGACACGAGAGAGACTTTTGTTGGGAGTGCGTGGGAAATGGGGAGTAAGCGTTCTCCGCGTCAACAACTTGGCCCATGCCCCCCCGGCTGTCTGTTGAGGGCTTGGCATCTCTATGCCGGTTTGACTATCGCGCATCTTATCCCCTACCTAATGGTACGTCGTATAACGTACAATCTGTTAACCGGCCTCCATATATAGTGTCCCGCGAACCCGCGTCTATGGCCGGTCCGCTGGAATACCTGCTCAATACTGGCATTATCTGTCATCTCCACCATCATGACCACCACTAGATGTAGTGGTGGCACGTAACGATTGGTCGATCTGAATCAGGATGTTGGTAATGGACTGAGAACCTGTAGACCGGCTAGATTGCTGACTACGGAGGTAATGATCGTGCATGATCCCGGCGCACAGAACAGCTTGGTAGGGGCCTAGATCTTGTATGTTGGCTAATCCGTGAGACAAAAAACGATCCGCCCCTACCACCATCCGCCCCGCAATCTTGCTTTGCACCCGCTTGACTTCCGCATCATCCAATGTAGGATCGTAGGCCGCTATCGCCGCAGCATCCTTGCTGATGCCCAGTTCCGCTCCAATCTGGCGAAGGGGTACGCCAAGATCAACCATCGCGGCAGCTGTAATCTTTTTCGCCCGGCTAATGCGTGGCGCCATCGTGTCGATTCCTTGTCTATCGTTTCAGTTTGTGAAAAATCTTCACAAGCTACCCATTACAAGATGTTTAGGTACGTGTCAAGCATTATTTTCACAAATTACAATTATTTTCACAAGCCACCCTACAGTATATCATCCATTCAATATCCGCGAACCTGCGCGAGACGGGCCTGTGCGGGATAATCGTAGCGTGATGTCGTTTTGTGTTGACATAAGATCAACATCCACAACATGCCTATAATCACGTACTTAGATGCTATCGTGTAAATAGTACCCGCATGACAGTATGACAGCATACGCTACAATACGCTAGGGGGATCGCGTAACTATGCGATTACATGGGGACGTTGCGCTATTGACGGTATAACATCATACCTATATATTAGGGGTAGATCGACGGTGATCCTGTAGACAACCTGGACCTGATGAGCATGTCGAGCGCCGACGCAGACCAGGTGAGGCGGACGGGATCGAGGGACGGACAACGGTAGGACAACCGGGAGGGACAGGAGGGGAGAGATGAAACGCGAAGAGAAATATCCGTACCGAGTATACGCCACAGCTTTCCATGGCGGCCAATTTATCAGCCGCCACGCCACACGAGAGGCAGCGGAGCGAGCAGCCGAGAGATGGGCGATGCGTGATTGCTACTGCGGATGTGCAGGCGTGATCGGGCCTGGAGAGGAACCTGGCACACAATATGATCAAGATCAATATAGCAATCCCTACGCTGTAGGATCAGTGTAGCCTTACCCCACCGGGCCGCGCATGGACACGCGGAAAGGAGCATGACGGACCATCAGCCACCAAACGGTGATTGACGGCTCACGCTGGGCGAAACTGCTAGGGCCATTTACCAACAACCACCAATTCGAGCGGGGCGACTAAACCAGTTTTTCGGACTGCCAACTGAGTGAACAGAAAGGGGAACGCCATGAACCATACACCAGGACCTTGGAGAATCGGCAAGCCTAGTGTCCGCAATGGTGTACAAATTTTCAAAGATTCCGATTGGCCGCTACGAAGTGAAGTTATTTGCACAATGCCAAAGTGCGGAAAAGGGCGAACCGCTAATGCTCGGCTTATCGCCAGTGCGCCGGATCTGCTAAGGGCGGCAAAACGGATCTTGGCTCGTGAGGCTGAGCTAACAACCGGAGACGCCTATCTGGAATATCGAGCACTCGAGGCAGCGGTTGCCAAGGCAGAGGGGAGAGTAGAGCCATGAACCAGACAGCGGACACTAAACCAGGTGAATACTACGTCACGGTGATTGACGGGACACGCTGGGCAAAGTTGCTAGGTCCATTCACGAACAATCACCAAGCCGCCCTCGACATGGTAGACGCAGTAAGGGAGAAAGCGATTGAACTTGATCCGAAAGCCCACTTTTACGCCTTCGGGACGTGCCGGATTGAGGGCGGCGATAAGGTGCCGATTCGAGCGGGACGACTGAACCAGTTTTTCGGACTGCCAACCGAGCGAGCAGAAGGGATGGTAAAGCCATGAACCATACACCAGGACCCTGGGTTACAGATCGAAACCGTATAGGGTAGAATCATGATCCTCACGCGGTATAAAATCCTGATTGCGTGTGCGCCATTTCCCTTTGAGGCTACGGTTGTCGCCACCAATGAAACGGCAGCGATAGCCAAGGCACGATTCCAAGGGCGCGGATTGAAATTAGGGCGGAAAATACTAGAGATTGTAGCGGATTCGCGGTTTGAGGTACGCAACCAGAATGAGGACGGGAGGGTAGAGCCATGAAAAGCCTCATCGTCGAAAAAACTGTCGTTGAGCGCGGGAAACCGAATATAGATTACTACGCAGTAGCGACCTCGGAACCTAACCCATATAGCAGCATGTACTCGCTAACATTTGAAGGACATTTGACGCCCTGGAATCCGAACCGGATAGAGGTTGAGGCATTACAAGCGCAAATCGAGGCGGAATGGAGGGGAGAGCCATGACGAACACAGAAACTAAGCTGCAAATCTACATGCCCGCAGTAATGCGGGAGCAGGTCCACCAGGCAGCGGAGGCGCTACGGATCTCGGAGAGCGAATGGATTCGGCGGGCGATTTCGGCGGAGCTTGGGCGCAGAGACACGTTGACTATGACGGAAGCGGCGAAAATATGGGGAGCAGAGAGGAGAGTGGGACAATGAGCACATTTGAGTGTTTGTCTTGTCACTGGAGCGGGACATCGGAAGAATTGCTGTGTAGCGATGAGGAGGCAGATAGCGCAAAGCCGGCGAAGGACTGCACGTTTAATCGGTGCCCTACCTGCGGAACGGCAGACAATTTTGAAGAAGCAGAGGGCGACGACGAAGACGAGGAGATGATGCCATGAGCCTATTTTACGAGGTGACACTATGAGCGCCCTCACTTGGCTCGGTCACTGGCAGACCTGGCTCCTGCTCCTCACCGTGTGGGGTGGCCTGGGATGTTTAACGGCGCTGGCAGTGGGCATTATGGCCCGTGTCGGGTCATGGCAGGGGAGGAAAAGACCATGACGTGCTTAACTCACGCGCAACGCTGGAAGCAATATCAAATCTGGTTTCGGATACTATACGGGCCACGCTGGGCGAGGATGTTGAATTAGGGGGGATACAACCATGAAAACACTACTCTATGCCAGTCTCAGCCTCGCCATCGCCTACTATTCAAACCTGGCCGCTCTGTGGGCGCTGGCGATACAGGGCTACGCTGGCATCATTAGCGGGCTACCCTAACTCGATCAGACAGACCCCGGAGCCGGTTCGATCCCCTCCGGGGTTTTCACAATCTCTTCGCTTGTGAATTTTGCCTCTAGGATGCCCTAGAATCTCACTACCCAAAGCTAACTACCTGTTTGCCCCCAATCGTTCAGCCTCGGCTTGCCAGTAGCGCGGAGCGGAGATCCTACGTGATGGTCATACCGTGTTTTCACCGTTCACAACGCCCATACCGCAATCTCAACCCCCGGCACTTGTCCATACCCCTTCCGCCACACACCCTCCGAAATCAGCTTATCGTCCTGCCAGAGTATACCATTAAGGCCATCTTTTACCGCCTTGATGCAGTTATCCGCGTCTGGTTTGGTGATATGGGGCACCCATACCCCAGCTTCGACTTGCTTACGGACGCTGGCTTTAGTCGATGCTGGCAGCGGGAACAAAAATGTCACCTCAACGCGAAGCGGCCCCTCAAGTGGCGCTTTCTTCCATGCCTTGCGAGCGGTCAGGGCGAGTAGCGCCTTAAACGACTGCACCGGATGCGTGGCCGGGGTGTAATTCTGCACCCGCGCTTGACCTCCAACCACAAACGCCCGGTGACGCTGGCGTGGCTGGGCGACAGGGACGCCAGGGACGGACAATCGGATTAACGGATCTCGCATCCCCGCTCCCGCTGCGCCAGTGTTAGCACGGCACTCCTGCGGCTCATACAGGCGCCGAATATCAGCGTAATGGTTCGCCATGTCCCTCCTTGCTCGGCAGGAAACGCCGCAGTCGTTGCGGTAATTGTCGCAAGATCCGTTGCGGAAATCGGCCAGCGAGTAGATCCGACACAAACACTCGCCGGACGACTAGATTGCGGGATCGAGCCCGTGGATCACGCAGAATGAGCGCCAACCAGAGGCTATCACGGCCAGCTTGATCGATCTGTTTCATGTCTCTGCCTCGCTCACCCGCAACACCACACTCCTCACTCGCGCCTCTGCTGAACACGGCCCCGAGGCCGAGGCGTGTGCCTGTACACCGATGGTTTTCTGGCCCATTGGAGCCGCAAATGAAACACGGGGCGTGAAACTCCGTCATAGGGCCTCCTGAAATAGCGGCAATCCGCTCACCCTCGCCACTGCCTCTCTCATCTCCACCCTGATCTGCGCTTGCCGTAAATACTCCATACTCAAATCACACCCAACAAATCGGCGCTGCGTAGTGCGGCATACGACGCCGACGGTTCCAGATCCGGTGAATGGATCGAGCACTACGTCGCCAGGGCGAGAACCAGCCAACACGCAGGGCTCGACAAGCGCACGCGGGAAGGTGGCGAAATGCGCCCCAGCGTATGGTTCAGTGGGGATTGTCCAGACGGAGCGGCGGTTGCGGCCAATAATGCTTAAAATGGGCGCACCTTCATGGTGTCTCCCAACTGCCCCTTGTTTTGCGAAGGTGGAAGCCCTAAACCGTGTATCTGGAGCAGCATCCTTGTTATCACGAATCGCCTTCGCGTCGTAGTAATACCTGCTCGATTTCGCCAGCATAAAAAGATACTCATGCGCCTTCGTTGGCCGATCCGTGACCGACTCCGGCATCGGATTTGGCTTAGAGTTGTGCGTAAGAATTCCAGACGCCAGGGCGAACAGGTGCGGTTCATCCGCCACGCCTATGTCATAGACTTCACGGCATCGCGCCTTGCGAATCTCTACGACTTCGTTCTTGTCCCGCTCGTTGTGATGCCCGCTGCGTTCCTTGCGAATCTCCCCACGAAATGCAGGCACTTGTCTGCCTTCATATTCGACGCTCGAAAGGTTGAGCGTGAGTGTATAGCCGAGTCTCGCGCACGCCGTCCGCAAGTCACGCTCAAGGTTGTAGTTTCGGCAGAAACCGATCCGCCACCGTCCATTCTTGGCGTCATTGTGCCCGTCTCCGGCAAGGTATCCGTCAACCATCGCGGCAACGAAGGCGTCCGAATATCGCCATACGGTCGGGGCAAAGCCCTTATTCTTCGCAACTCGTCCCGTCACCAGTTCGTCAATGATGGCGTTCAACACCCTCCCGTAAAGCCGGATGTCTTGCTTGTTCCCGCTCACTGTTCTCGTGATTGAACCGCCGAACTTGGCGGCTATGCGTTGCAGGCGATCCCATCGTGCGGTTTCTTTCGCATGTCCCGCGATCTGGATTGTGTCCATTGAGCGTGAACCTTCCGCGATGTAGAGTCCGGCGAACCATGCAGCATCTTCATCAAGCGCGCAGTCTCGCGGATTCTCTGGCTCAGGGATTCGACACGATGTAATCGCATCCCCGACGCGGATTTCGCCAGCGCCCAGAAGCCCTCGCTGCGTTGGGAATCTGTGTGTCGGCGTACAGGAAATACGCTCACCGCTCCGCAACACGATTTCAAGTTCATCGCCGCGCCGCTTGCTCTTGTTCATCCCGCGAAGCTGTGTCCACTTCTCCCCGTTCCATAGTTGCACGGTGGCCGGGTTGAGCCGCGCCATGTCGCGCACCATCATGGGCATATCGCCCTTCTGTGTTCGGGCATATACCCATGCGCCACCACTCAAACACCAGATGATGTCCGAGCGCAGATACCAGCCCTCAGCTTGGAGCGCGAACGCAACGCGCCATGGGATGCCACACAAATCTTTTAACTTCAGACCAGACCCGCATGCTTTATCAAGCACACCACTCTGTTCTACCCCAGAAAGATCCCTTGTTTTGTTTCTAGCCGATGAATCCCTGAATCCACCACCGTTGAACGATCCTGTAGGTGCGGCAGCATAACTATCCCCTAAGTTCAACCACAATACTCCATCCCGCTTCAACACCCGCCACACTTCGCGGAACACGGCTACCATCGAGGTGACATAGGCGCCTAGTGTTGGTTCGATACCAAGCTGTCCTGGGATACCATAATCCCTCAATCCCCAGTAGGGCGGCGACGTGACGACGCACTGCACTGATTCATCCGCAATCGGCAGATGCAGCGCGTTCGCTTGGATTAGCACCCCTCCCCTCCTTCCTCGACCAGCGCCTCACACAACATGCGCCCAAGCCGTCTTGATCCGTCCATAGCCATCCCTGTCCCTCAATCCCGTCCACGCAACACAGTCATTAACGGGCTGAGATTTAGCCTGTAATCGCCTTGTCAGTGTCTTTCTTGCTTCATTTGTCATAATTGCGATCCTCGACGAGATCGTTGAGCGTTACGTTGAGCGCCAAGGCCAGCGCAAGCAGCGTCACTAGCGTAGGGTTTGGGTCATATGTTGGCCTCTTATACCGCCGATCAGCCTCCGGTACATCGTAGTTATTCCCGATTTCCATGAGGCGAATCGTGCTCGCGCTCACGGCAGATTTAGCCGCTAGTAATGGGATACTCCAGCCTCGCGCCTCACGTAGCCGCTTGAGATTGCGCGAGAGGGCGGAGCAGGATTGACGCGGCAGCGCAGGCAATTGGTGGATAGTCGGCTCTGGTTGCCACTGGCCCCACACCCACAGTGAGCGAATTCTATCGATCCACGTCGCCATCGTTAGGGCCTCCCTTCGTCATTGCGTTCCGTCACTCGTTCCTGCTCCGCAATCACCGCGTCTAATTCCAGTGAAATCGCCACGTCAAACGGCTGGTCAGTCCGGCACTCCAGATACCGCCGCCGAAGGCTCAACATCATCATGGCGACCACCCCTCGAATGGAGACCATTACACGCGCTCCCAATAGTCGCCCGCTGGTTGGCGCTCGGTTTCCATCTCGACAAAATGGACAATTTCTTGCGAAAACTGCAATTTCACCGACCCACACATCGCGTCCCTGGCTTTCGCAACGATCAGTTCCCTGGCGGGGTCGCTTGGATCCGGCTGGTGAAGGAGCAGAATCACGTCGGGATCATGTTCGAGC